CTTGTCATATCTGGCGACTGCGTCTGTCGTTGCAATGATTTTCATGGTGTCATCCTATAAATGAACAAGGGTGGTGGACCGAAGCCCACCACCCAAGTTACAATCCAACCAGCAAAGATGCTTTATGCCGTTGCGTGCTGACCGTAGCCAACCGCTTCTGCTTGAAGCACTTTGTAGACCGTGCGGAAGTAGTAGTGAAGCACTACTTGTCCGTTGCCTGCTTTGGAGTATGGATCGCGAAGGAACGTCAAGCCCGGGGCTTCACGGTAACCAATCTGCGACATGTTACCAAAGATCACGGACTTGTTGCCCGATCCGATCGCGCTGATCTTGTTGCTGAAAAACACGGGATAACCAAGAACCGTTGGGCGTGGGCTTGCCGTATCGCCAACGTTTGCATGGTAGAATCGCGTGTTGCTTGAAGCGATTGAAATCACCGAAGCGTAGGTCGAAGGCTTCATGATCCAACCAACAGACCCAGAATCGTCAAGGTATGCTGAAAGGTCATCGTCAAAGACCATTTGTTCAAGGTCACCAGCCGCGATAGCCGTCTGGCTGAAATCGTCGGTCTTGGTTCCGTTAGCAAGTGCTTCCGTGATCAACAGATCGTTGTGCGTCTTCGCCATTCCACGTCCAACGAAGTTGGCAAGGAAATCCAACAGACGGCTGTCTTCGTCTTCCAGAAGTTCAACCGATAGTTCGATCTTCTTGGTGTACTTGGCAAGTGTCATGGCGGCTTGCCCGATGTTTGGCGTATCGCGATCAAACGCCGTTCCTTCGCCCTTGACTATGAATTCGCCATCGTCTTCGCCATCAACAGGAACGTTGACCGTGGTTCCCTTGCCGGGAATCAAGGTCACGCCAAGCTGACGTGCAAGCATGGATTCGTCACGACGTGCAATGATGTTTTGGAAGTGTCCCGTTGGAACAGCGTTGCCACCATCACCAGCCGTGCCGACGTTCATGTCGGTGTCATTGGATGTCTTCATGGCGCCTGCGTCACCCGTGCGGATGAAGTATGCAAGTGCCTTCATTTCGTCGTCGCCACGCTTCGTCTTGCTGTTGACTGACGTTGCGAATTCTACGTTCGTGGTTTTGCCAGCCGTCGTGCTGGTCTGAAATGCTTTGAACTTGTCATCCATCAAGGATGCAATCTGATCAAGCGTAGGCGCCACGATTTCCGCCTTTTGTTCGGTGTTTTCCATTTTGACTTCTGTGTCTTGTGGTTCTGTGGGTTGTGGTGTTGCCACTTCTTCTGGTTCCCCGATGTCCGCAGTCTGTTCAACTGCCTGTGGATCATCGCCCGTGGCGCCATTCAAAAGTGACTTCAAAGATACAACATTGCGTGGTTCGGCTGGTGTAGGCGTCAGGCTGACTTCACCAATCGGCCATTGCGCGATAAAGTTGCCGCCGTTTGTCTTGACACGTTCGACCAGATGACCAGCCGCGCCCGACGAAATCCCCATCTTCTTTCGACGGACCATTTCTTCGATCGCCTTTTCGTAGTCTTCGCGCAGTTTCATCTGCGCTTGCATCCAAAGACCTGCGTCCTTCTTTTCCAGTTCGGCTGTGCCGATGCGCTTGCGTCCAAGTTCTTTGTCCATGCCGTGCTGGTAGTACAGCCCGACTTCCTTGACTGCGCCAAAGTCTGTGTCGCCTGTGAAGTAGTCGCCTTCAAGGTCGGTGTCATTGGGACCCGTGAATCGGACCGCCCAACCTTTTACTTCCAGACCGCCGTCTTCCAAGCGTTTGATTTCAAGGTCATCACCAAATGTGACCAGTAGATCGTCGATGTTCATGGTTTTAGTATCGTCTTCAAGTTCGGCATATAATCTACGGAACCATTGCATGCCCGGTCTGCCGCCCCACAATAGCGCCGCCACGCCAGCTGGTGATTCCGCATCAAAGTCCAAGAAGCGTTCGTTGCGCGCCCAAAAGCGATAGCCCTTGCGAATCTGTTCTTCGCCGATGGCTTCGCCGCGTGATATGGCACGTGCAACACGGATGGTCGATGGTTCCAGTCCTTCGCCACCGAATCCTTCTTCGTACAGTTCCAGACCGCGCCTGTATGCCGCACGGACATCCTGTGGCGCGACTTCCTTCTGCTTGACTTCGATTTCGATGGTGATGCCCGATTCGTCTTCGTCGTCATCGGCTTCGCCTGCCGCGTAGGCGTCGCACACGTAGTCGTTCATCACGTTGTCTTGCCACAGATGGCAATAGCTGTGCGCGTAGTGCTTGCACGTTCCACAGTTGACGGCATCGTCCATCGACGGTCGATAGCTTTCTGGCAACACCTTCAATTCCTCCGATGCTTCCAGTGCCGCGATCTGGTCCACTGCGGCTTCGCGTGTTTGATGACAGCCCATCTGCATGCCATCGTCATCCTTGATCACAGCATATTGACCGCCGATTCCGTCGGCTGTCTGGCACGGTCCTTCTTTGATTGAATATGGCATTAGACTACGGGAATCATGGTACAACGACAGTTAATAATTTCTTCCGGTGGTCCGGCTGGATCGCCCGGGAAGTCAAGCGGAACGCCCATCACGTCGAAGTTCTGATTGATGGCGACCTGCTGACCGTCCACCAAGTCATGCGATTCGCGCACGCGACCGTCACGCTGTGACAACCACTGCTTTTGGTTCACGCCAGACATTCGGAACGCTTCCTTCTGTCCAGATTCGAAAGCGGAATTGACCGTCGTGGCAACGATGGTCGGAATCCTGTTTGCCTGTATGCCTTCGAAGGTCTGTCTGACCTGTGCCGTGATCCGTTCGATCATGGTCTGGTTGTCCAGTCCCGAATCGACCTGTGCGATCGCTTTGGCGATCTGGTCTTCGGTTGTCTGGATGACGTTCACGTACTTGGAACGTCTGATCATTTCTTCGACGACATCTGGCGCAAGTTCACGCACACGCTGTGCCTGTGAAATGCCCAGACGCGATTGACCGCGAATCAATCCTTCCGACAATGCTTGAAGGACGGCTGACCGAATGGCTGGTTCTAATTCCACAAGCGCATCTTCGTATCGAAAGATCTGCGCGACCGACAGTTCTGCCTTCAATGATTGCAGACGTTCGATCACCTTGTCTTCGATGCGTCTAAATGCTGACGCAATGCTGTCTTCGACGTCACGTTCGACAACACGCTTGCGCCTGTCAATGGCACGCCATTCCCGGTCCAGTTCTGCTGGCGTGAATGCTTTGCCTGCTTTGCGTTGAAGCCCGATCTTGTGAAGAACGACTGCCGACCTGTGTTCGGGTTGAAGGTCGGCGTCTAAAAATCGAACGGTGGACTGAATGCCGACTTGTAGTCTTCGCCGTCCTGCAAGCGCGCCTTGATGACGTGATAGATGTCATCGGGAATGTGGTCTGGGCTGAATGGCGCATCCGATCCGCGTGACTTGACCTTGCGTCGCCATGCACGGATTTCGGATTCAATCGCCTGCGTGTCATCGGCGACTTCTTCGGTGACTTCCGGGGTGACTTGCGGGGTGACTTGCGGGGTGACTTGCTGAACTGGACCGTAACCCAAAAGCGCACGTGCTTCGTCGACCGTTAGGACTGGCGCGCCGCCTGTAAGCTGTGCGACTGACTGTGCCTTTTCAACTTCGTAGCGTTGCATCACTTCCAGTCGCTTCGGTTCGAAGCTGAATCGAACGCCCAGTTCGCGCAGAAACGTTGCATTGATGCGATGCGCAATCCGGTCCGCTTGTGGCAAGATGGTCTTCGTGTAGAAGTTCACGTCGTCCTGCTGTGCCGTTGCAAAGTTCGCCGCGCCACTGATGACAAACGAAAAAGGAACGCCAAGCGTGACGGCAATAAGTTCGCGTTGTTCGCGTGACAGTTGAAGGTTGCCAAGATCCTTGATGCCTTCGCCGATGGTCTGGACATTGACGGCATCGGCTTCCACGACCTTCGTTGTGCCTGCATTGCCTTTGCCGCTGAACCATCCACGCCAGCCACGTTCGATTCGATCGCGTTCTTCGCGTGGTGTCCCCATCGGAACGCCGATCAGCGTTGCCTTCAACAGACCGTTGTCAAGCGTGCTGTCCAAGTAGGTCTGCAAGGAATGCAGTACGTCTGCGCCTGTGCGTGCCGCGTAACCGATGGCACTGCCCGGTCCGACTTCCGTCAGTGGATCTTGCTGGTAGATGGCAATGACATCTTCCACGTCCAACATGGCTTCCTTGCCATTGACCGTTCGCTTGTAGGCGTAGACCTTGCCCGACGTGTCGTGCTGTGGCTGGACCGTGTTAGGCGACATCCATTGAAGCGTGATTAGCTTGCCGTTGTCGTAGACCTTCAACCAGTATGCCGCGCCGACCAAGATCAACGATGCTTCGGTCTTGAAGATCAAGTCCGACCACCCAGTCATGAATCCAAGCTGGTCCGGGAAATCGTAGTCGGCATCCGAATCAAACAGGATGTTTTCCCGATTGTTGATGTCAACGACCGTGTACGGAATGCCGCCCAGTGCCGCCGCACGAAGGTCCACACAAGCGCGCAAGAATCCATTGACCCGATACGCTTCGACAATGGTCAAGTGCTTCGCGTTCGTTTCCTGTCCGTGCAACATTTCAGCGATCAAGGAATCGGCACGAAAGTTCTTGATGCCTTTGGTCGGCGTTATCAGTTGAAAAGCCATGATCGTCTTGTCGCCGTTTGTGTAAATGCAAGTGCCAAAGACATCACCATGTCGTCGTGCATACCAGCTGGCGCATTGTATCGGATGTTGCC